CCAGTTCTTGTCGGCGATATTGACGATGGCCCAGAAGCTGAACAGAGCGAAAAGCGATTGTTGAATTGTCGCTTGCAAACCTCCGGTGCTGTCGGCGGCCTCGGCGAAGGACATGGCGATCACCGTGTACACAATCAGGCTGATCAACAACACAATACACCGCAGCATTGGTGATTTCCGCCAGCGTCCGTTGATGATGACGCCACCGATCTGGGCGATGCCGCAGGCGACCAGAAGCCCACCCCAATGTTCGCCCGGCATAAGCGCCACCAACGGCGCATAAACCCTTTCGCTCATGTCATTTCCGGGCACTGCCCAGATCGTGCCACGCGCCAGAAGGAATGCGCCCAGGACCAGCTCCGCAAACCTTGTGTCGAGCGCCCATATCCAACGCGCGGTATGGCTGATGAATGCGATCCATCCGCCTACCATTGGCCTTATATGGGTAGCCTGATGATGATGGTCGGAAACGCTCATCCTATTTGCCCTTCTTTCCATTGATTGCGCTGGCAAAGCCGCTCGCTTCGCCTTCCTCGAAAGACATGTTGTGTTCGATGCTTTCGATGGTCCAATTGCCATTCGCGCCTGCGTCAACTCCAGACACCTGGGCTATTCCTTCCGGCTGAAGACCTGCATCGCCTTCCACATCAATCGTGATCGATCCTTCGCCGCGTTTCAGTTCATCCGCTTTGGCTTCCGCCGCAGCCTTTGCTTCGGTCTCGGTCATGTGCGGCATGCGTATTCTGAAGGCCGGACCATCGTCGCGTGACACTTCCACTTCCTTGCGGGCCACTTCTTTCCGGTCCTGCCAGGTGGCTATCACCTTGCCGTATTCGGCACGCGGTTTGAGCGTCCAGGAGCCGCCAACTGTGTTGTCGCGGGTGAATTGCAAGGTTGACATGGCAATGCCGCTGGCAGTCTTGCCACCACCGCGTTTGATCATCACCATGCGGCCTTGTTTGACTGAGAACAGGCCACCATATTTGACCGCGATACGGCGCAGGAAATGCATGTCGCTTTCCTCGCTCTGAGCTTCGTCAGTGAGCTTGATCGCGCCAATGTCGCTGCCAACCGCAGGCTGGTAGCCGTGCTCTCCAGCGATCTTGCCAACCATTTCCTTGATGGTTTTGCCGTTCCAGGAGCGGGTCTTGCTTTGCTTCAGGCTCGGCTTGCCAGCGGCCTTTCCGGTAATCGTCAGCGTGTCGGACGGACCCCACGCACCCGCATTCTCTTCAACCTCGAATTCACCGACAAGGGTCAGGTTCTCGCCATAGCCGAGATAGATGGAAATGATCGCACCCTTGCGCGGCAGAGCCATGCGGCCATCTGGATTGTGCAGCTCAATCGAACAGCTGTCACTCTGGTTTCCCGCGTTCAGAACAACCAGTATCGACAACAAATAGAGGTTGAAGCTGGCCGTTGCATTGGCCCCGTCAACAACGATCTTGTAATTGGGAAAATAGCCAGACATTGCTGTTCAATCATACAGCCGGATCACGCTGTCCGGCTGGGCAGCGATCTCGGGAAGTTCGATAGTGACACCCGCTGGCAGTACTGGCGGCAACGAGGCGAGGTTCTGATTGGCGGCAAGCACCGCTTCCATCGTGCCTCTGTGGCGGCTATAATGGCGCTCACAAACATCATCAATCATGTCGCCTTCCAGCGTGACGTAGCGCATCACCAGCCCCACTCGCAGATTTCTATATCGACGGTTATTTTCTCGGGCGATCCGTCGAGCATGAAATGTGTGTCGGCTCTACCCACATGCTCGATCACGAACATGCCAAGATAAGGCCCGGACCGAGATAGAAAGGCCATCGGTGTGCCCGCACGCGCAACTTGCCGCATCGCTGCCAGCTGGCTTGGTCCGGCTGGCGACAACACGTTGGGATAGATTGTCGCCGACAGCGTGATCAGATCAGCATCAGGCCCAAGGAATTGTTTGACCGGCACGCGCTTGCCGACAGCGTGCGACGCGAACCGTGGCGTGGTGGTTTGAGACAGCTCCACAATTGGAATATTCGGCAATGAAAACCGGAACGGGCCGAGCGCCATAGCGAACATTATTCAGCCCCCGCATCGCTCAGCGCCATGCGCGTTTTCTTTTCCGCCATCGCGCCGATTTTCCGTGCGATTTCTGCGGAGTTGGCCTCGTTCTTCACATTGGCAATGGCCGACACATTGATGTTGGGCGAATTGGTGTAATTGACCACGGGTGCTGGCGGCGTAGCGGCGGCGCTGGCGGGCGCATAGGCCGGTTCCTTCAGCGACTTGCCGAACTGCTGCATGATGCTGGACAGTTCGGCCAAACCTTCCTCAAACCCGATAGGCCGGGGAACCGGGATAGGTAAAGACGACTTTCCCGAAGCGCTGGCTGTTGTCCGCTCCAGTGTCATCTTGTTCTTGCCAAACTCCCTAAATATCTTGGACAGCTCAGCTGCACCTTCATCAAACCGAATTGGCCGGGGAACCGGGATTGCATTGTGTGGCTCGGGGCGTGGCTTCGGGACCGGCATCTGGTCGACATCCCGGCGGCGACCTAGCCGCTTGGACGGTCCGCCACCACGTCCGTCGTTTTCATCGCCCGTGACGTTGTTGATAATCGAATTCAGCGCGTCGTTCTTCTGGTCGGTCCGCACTTGAATGTTTGTGTCGCTGTTTCCACCACCAATACTGAACAGGCCGGACAGCGTCGCTTTGATTTCTGCGGCGAGTTTACGAAAGCTGTCCATACTGAAGTACTTATCCCAGCCCAGCGGTTTGATAAGCAGGTCCCAAATCAGTTCTCCGGCTAGCAGAGCCCAGCCAATGACGGGGATTAGTCTCGTACCCCATTTCAGCGGCAGGATCAGCATTCGCCAGCTCAATTTGCCTGCCAGCGCCGTCCAGCCAATGCGACCGATGGCGATCGACCATGCGAGCTTCGGCAAGAACATTGCCCAGCGGAGCGGTGTCATGACCGCCTTCCAGGCGAACTTCGGAATAAAAAGCAGCCAACTCAGCTTCGGGATTTGCGAGCCCCATCTTAGCGGCTGGATCAGCGTTCGCCAGCTCAGCTTGCCTGCCAGCGCCGTCCAGCCAATGCGACCGATGGCGACCGACCATGCGAGCTTCGGCAAGAACATTGCCCAGCGAAGCGGTGTCAGGACAGCCTTCCAGGCGAACTTCGGAACAAACAGCAGCCAGCTCAGCTTCGGGATCAGCGTTGCCCATTTGAGCGGGTTTAATGCGCCCATAACAAACCGCAAGCCGCGCAAGGCGCGTGCCACAATCGAGACGTTCTTCCCGGCCTCGTTGAATTTGAAGAACGTGGCAATGGTTTTGATCACCCCGCCACGCAGGCTGTAGAACGCAAAAGCGCCGACCCGGCTGGCAACACCAAAGGCAAGCAAACCTGCCGTAGTCTTGACAATCACGGATGTCAGCTCCGGATTGGCGATGGTCCAATCCGTCAAGCCGTTCACCACACCGGTCAATGAGTTGGTGATGTCAGTGATAACCGGCAGCAACGCGCCCGACGATCCGAGAAGCCCGTCGATGGAATTCTTCAGGCCCTTGAAGGCAAAATTGGCCTTCATCGCTTCCAGACCGAAATCCTTGTCGATGACGTTTTCACCCGCCAAGGCCTTGTCGCGGATGCGTCGGTATTCCTCAAGATTGGGGATGATCGCCTTAAGGAAATCGAGCACCTGTTTGTCCTGGAACAGTTCGCCCATCTTGAAGGCATCGCCGCCGGTCTTATCGGCAATGACACCAAGCATATGATCCAGCACATCAACGCCTTCATCGGATGCCTTCTGCATTTCCTTCTTGATGTTGACGCCCATCTTGGCAAATTTCTTCACCGTGTCCGGTGCGGTTATCTTGCCGAGAAAGTTAGTGAAGTTGGTCGCCGCCTGGTCTTCGGAGCCGGCCGATTTCATGGCGATCTGCAACGCTGCCGCAAGGCTCGCGACACCGGCGACGCCTTCCATCTTCAAAGCCCGCGCGCCAGCTGTAACTTCGGGAAACTTGCGGCTCATGGCCTGCAGTTCGAACGACCCTTCCTTGCCGGAAATCGCCATCGCGTTGAACGCTGCCGCCAGATCGCGGGCCTTCACGTTCATGTTGTCCATCACGGCGAAGCCGGAGTTTGACATGTCGCTGATTTCGGATTTGGTGGCGGTCGCAGCCCGGCCAGTCGCCTGCAGCGCGTCAAACGCCGCGGCGAAATCCATGCCTTTGCCGACATAGGTGGCAACCGCCGACAGCAGCTCCGATTTGCTCTTGCCAGTGTTTCTTGAGGCCAGCATCAGGCGCTGCTCGATCTCCCCCATCCGTTCAATGGGGATCTCGGAGACCTTGATGAAGTCGATCAGCTCGTCCTGAAAATTCGCCGCCAGCCTGACCGGGATAGCAATCGTCGCGGCCATGCCGAGCGCTGCAACCAGTCGCCGGCGCGCAGCAACCAGCTTCTGTTCGTTCCTCCTGAGCGCCAGATCAATATTATCGACGGAAAAGCCGGTTCTGAAAGCGCTTGAAAGGCCCTTGCCAACCTCGGATGCGGTCTTACCGATACCTCTAATGGCATCGGAGACTTTGCGGGCTGGCGCGCCGCTGAGTTTGTCATCCAGCATGATGGCAAGGGCGACCGCCAAATTGCTCATGTCAGCCCTCCATCATCTTGCGTTGAGCCTCTGCCTGGACCTCATAAATAGTGCTGATCTCCCAGTACCAGGCAACCAGCTCCGGCCATGGCATGGCCATCAATTCCGAATGCGGCCAGTGAAACCCGTAGGCCACAGCGGCAACGACAGCGCGCCAGCCACGCCAGTCTACGCGGCGTTCACCTGATCTTCGGCTGCGGCCATTTCCGCCATGGCGGCGGTCCTGGCTTGTTCCATCGCGTCCCGGATGAAGCGGGGCAAAAAATCGATCACCACGTCCTGCAGATCGTTGAAGTCGTCCGGGTGCAGTTTGCCGATGATCCGGGGATCAACGCCGCAATAGGCCGCGACGATGGATGGCATGTCGCCTTTGCTACCGACCTGATCGGAGAGCGCCTGCAGATCCTCGACCAGTTTGACCGGCACAAGGATGGTGCGCAATTCCTTGCCGTTGACCTTGAGCGGCATTTTCTTGAGCGGCACTTCCGTGCCCGCCATAGAGCCGGGATCAAGCGGCTCAATGAGCAACTCGTCAGCTGGGTTGCTGGCGGTTTTGTCCGTCTCGGATTTCGAAGTCATGGGCGTTCTTCCTGGCGTTCGGGTTTAGAGGGTGTAGCAGCGGCTAGAAGCCAAGGCTGCGGCGGGCGGTCAACAACTGGTCGATGTTGCCGACACGCCGGATCATGTTCGGGATATCGCGCTCCCACATCAGCTCGCCGCCAATCAGGAGTTTGTAATAGGAGATCCCGGAAATTGGATATTCGACGCCGGTTTTCGAACCGGATTTCCATGCCTTCGGATTGGCGCTGATGCGCCCCTCGACAATGCAAAGCACGTCTTTCTCGTCATCGGTGAATTCAGAAACCGTATGACCCCGAAATGTCACCCGCGTCCGCTTGCCCGAGGCCAGCCCGGCACGCTGGAGAAGCGCGGGGTTTAGGCTCAACATCATCATCGATGCCTTGGCTTTCTCTATGCCAAGTTCGACATCTATTGCGCCATCCATGCCGCCGCCGCGAAAATCCTCCATCTGGTCGGCCATGCCTGGGATTTGCGCATCTTCAATGTCGAGGTGGTAGTTGATGCCTTCGACAAAGACCGTGTGGAAGCGAAGCAGTTCCTTCATTTCAGTACCCTTTCAAAGCGCGGATCAGGCCGACTGCAGCGCGATTTCGCGTGCCGCGTTTTCCGACAGTTCGGTGTAGTAACCGGCGTTGCGATAAGCCACGAAGGTCATGTGTTCGTTCGGTGCTGCCGGCTCCAGGTCGAACGAAATAAACGACTTGCCGTCGAGGAAATTGGCGGGCGTATTGAGCGACGGATCAAGCCAGCACCGGCCTCCAATCAGTGCGCCGATGGCAGGCGAAGCGAGATAGCGCAGGTAGGAATTGACCTGCTCTGCGATATCGACCAGCAGCTGCACCGAGAACGGTTTGTCCGTTGCCCAGGAAGTACTGTCCTCGACACTGTCATAAACAGTATCAACCATCCGACTGACAGACAGAAACGCCCAGAGCGGATCGCTGGAAGCGGTACGGTTACCCCAGAGCCTCACACCCTTGTCGACAATGATGGTGGCAATGTCGTTCTCGTTGAGGAAGTTGGCTTCCGTCGCCGGGTTGTTGCGCCGGAATGTAATCGGGCGCGCCGGGCCGGTCGCACCATTGATCACGCGGTTGGATGGTGAGAAATGAATGCCATCGGTGTAATCGGTCTTTGCCACCAGACCGGCCACGCGGGCCGATGCAGGCTCAATGATCGACAGTCCGCCTTTGAACACCTTGACGCCCGGATCGGTGATGAACACGCGGCGCGACCCCCAGTCGTTGCGATAAGCCACCGCATCTTCCTTGGTCGTGCCGGGACCATCAGCGAAGATGGTGGCGCGGTTCATTTCGGCAATGCCCAGCATTTCGGCGACCACCGGATTTGCCGCGTCGCCAGGTCGCTGCGAGGTGAAGCCAAGCGCCGAATAGAGGCGCGGTTCGATCCCGAGTTCCGACATGGCTGCCGCGAGAGCATGAACACCGGTCATCGGACCGGACGCGCCAACCACATTAGCCAACGTCGCGTCGATATCGACACCTTCCTCAACGCGCACCAATACAACGTCCAGGCCGTTTCGCTGATCAAACACACCATCAAGCGCACTCGCCAATGTGCCGGTCAGGCCGAGCAGCTCGGCCTCGGTTGAGTTCTGGATATGGACGGGCTCGTTTAGCGGAAACTTTACATTGTCAGCATCCGGCGCGGTCCCGACCATGCCCTCAACGGCGCTTTTGGCCGTTCGCACCGGTCGCAAGCCGCTGGTTTTTTCAATCGTGTTGGAACCGTGCAAATACTGGTCGACCATCGCCCGCATGTCCTTTGTCAAAGAAGATGCGTCAACCTAGCGGCGGGTCTGGAAAGCAGTGATGGTGAAGGGCTTCACCCTTCGGGATGAAGGCAGGGTTATTGCCAGTCAGGACCGGCACCAAACGGTTGGTGAGCGTTGGTTTCAATACCGCCATTGTTTCATTAGGTCAATAAAACTGCTCTTGCGGCAACTCCCCGATCTCGTGCGCGGCTCGGAGCATGTTTGACGGGACTAGCCGCAAGAGTTGCAGTGTGGTTGCTCTTTTGTATTTCGCGTCTTTGAATAATCGGTCATTCTACTCACGCTTGCGAAAATGAGTCGGGACAGATGTTCAATTGAGAGCATTTAACAAGGCCAGCCGCGAACTAGATTTGTTGTTTGGAGCGTTTGCGCGTTCCGGTCGCCTGACTGTTAACCAAGAGGAGATGCCAAGTGGATAGAGATAAAAATCGCGAGCGGGAGGGTGAACGAAATCGCGAAGAGGCAAATGATAAAGCGGTCAATACTCAACGCACTGACCGACCAAACACCCCGAAAGAAAGCACCAACGAAAATCTGCGGAGTAAGCCATCTCCGGAAGATTAATGGTTGCGCGTCCTTGTTTCAATGCGCACGATCTCACTTGCCGGGATGTATGTGACCTTTGTTCCCCAGAACGGGTCAGGCGAGGTCTGGTCTTTGTCAATCCATTCTCCATCGTTGTCTTTGACCCTGTCGGCGTAGAGGGAAATGGAACCGTCCTTTCCAAAAACACAGGGGCCGAACGGAAGCTTTCCAAGGCGGCTTAGATCCGAACAGTGAAAGACGCCCTTGTTCGTGAAAACGGAAATTTGCGTGAAGTCCTGCATCGTTTCGGTGCGAATGCGGTCCCATGCAGTTGGGGTTTCGTCAGAATGTGAAACACGGGACCAACGCAGAAACTTGCGACACAG